CACCACCAGCTCCAGCACCACCAGTACCATCACCAGCACCAGCACCAGCACCAGCACCACCAGCAGCTCCAGCACCAGCAGCTCCAGCACCACCAGCAGCTCCAGCACCAGCAGCTCCAGCACCACCAGCAGCTCCAGATGAGAATCAACCAGAATATGATGAACACGAAGATAGAGGTTCGGATAGAGGTTCGGATAGAGGTTCGGATTGCTGCCAAGAAGGTCCAGAAGGTCCACCGGGACCTTGCGGTCCTGAAGGTCCACCAGGTCCTCGTGGTCCTCAAGGATGCTCTGGGATACGAGGTCCACCTGGTCCACCTGGCCCTTGTGGTCCTAGAGGTCCACCTGGCCCTTGTGGTCCTAGAGGTCCACCTGGTCCACAAGGCCCGCAAGGCCCGCAAGGTCCAATTGGTACAATGGGTCCAATTGGTTTAACTGGTCCTCAAGGTCCAATTGGTTTAACTGGTCCTGAAGGTCCAATGGGGACAATGGGTCCGATTGGTTTAACTGGCCCTGAAGGTCCAATGGGGACAATGGGTCCGATTGGTTTAACTGGTCCTCAAGGTCCAATGGGGACAATGGGTCCGATTGGTTTAACTGGCCCTGAAGGTCCAGAAGGCCCAGCATTCGCACAAACATTTCTACATGTTGACCGTGAAACAGATCAAGTATTACTCGCAGAAGAATCTGTTATATGGGATGCTAATTCAGTTGTTTATGGTAATGCCAGTGTTACATTAGGTGAATCTGAATTATATATATGGGAAAGTGGTTATTACCATATGTATTATAATTTATATCACCAAGAAGCATGTCAATTTGCTATTTTTAATAATAATGTAGTTTTACCTGGTACAACTATAGGTTCACCCACTGGATCGTCGCAAAATTCAGCAGCTGTTATTTTCCAATTAACCGATGCTGATTTTATATCTCCTACTGATTTATCACCTACTGGATTTGCTGCAAAATTACAAGTAGTAAATCATACATCATTTATTCCCTCAGTTACACTTAATGGCCTAACTGGTTCTGGTAGTGCTAGTCCACAAATTACAGCTACTGTAACTATTTTTAAATTAGCTTGATTATTCTATCTTTTTTTTATAAATGTAATAATATATATATTTATATATATATTTTAATAATGACTTGCAATAGTTGTAATAGTATAAAGTGTTATTGTGTATATATTGGCCCTCCGGGTCCTATTGGTCCACAGGGAATCCAAGGTCCAATTGGTCCACAGGGAATCCAAGGTCCAATTGGTCCACAGGGAATCCAAGGTCCAATTGGTTTAACTGGTCCTGAAGGTCCACAAGGTTCTATTGGTTTAACTGGTCCTGAAGGTCCAATTGGTCCACAGGGAATCCAAGGTCCAATTGGTTTAACTGGTCCTGAAGGTCCACAAGGTTCTATTGGTTTAACTGGTCCTGAAGGTCCAATTGGTCCACAGGGAATCCAAGGTCCAATTGGTTTAACTGGTCCTGAAGGTCCACAAGGTCCAATTGGTTTAACTGGAACGCAAGGTTCTATTGGTCCACAGGGGCCACCTGGTTTAACTGGAACGCAAGGTTCTATTGGTCCACAGGGGCCACCTGGTAGTTCAGTTACAGCCCAAAATTATATATGGGCTGTGAAAACTAATACACAGACAGTAGTAGGTACAAATACGTTTCAAAATATTATTTATACTATCCCGGTTATTATTGATGGATGGACATATAATATAGGGACTGGAAATTTAACATGTAACCAAACTGGTTTGTATAAAGTTGCGTACACTGTAGTTATGTCTGCTACTGGTGGTGCGCGTGTTGCGTCAGTAAGAGCAATTATAAATGGAAGTGAACTTCTAGGAACGGCTACAACAGAAAATATTCAATCATCTTCTATAAATCAAATATGGAATAATATATTTATTATGAGTATAGTTAGTGGTGATATCTTTGCACTACAATTTGCTGGAAATTCTAATGGTAATATAGTAATTGATTTTACGCCAGCAATAGCTGGAGAAACACCTATTTCTTCGACGATAGTTATATCGAGAATTTCATAATAATTTCATAACAATTTCATAACAATTTCATAACAATTTCATAACAATTTCATAAATAAATTTTGCGGTGTTAATTAAAAAATGAAATAATAGAATAAGTTAATAAGATTACACGTGATGGAACGATATTATAAAAACAAGTATATTAAAAACACCATATCGAAAACAGATGATTTAGAATTTCAAATTATTGAATGGCATACACAAGATGAGTCTGGAGTTATTGATGATGATTCGAGTGAAGGCTCTTCAAGTAGTTTAGAAAAGTGTTTAGATAGATATACTATGAGATGTTTTGGTGTTACAACAGAGGGTATCTCTATTACTTGTAAGATTCATAGTTTTACGCCATTTTATTATATAAAAGTCCCTGATCGTTTTAATAAAGTACAGTTAAATACATTTGTTGATTTTATAAAAAAAAGTTATCAATTATCAAAGGTTAAGATAAATGGTGAATTTGTATCATTTTCTGATTGTTTATTAAAAGACAAATGTAGTATTATTGAAAAGAAAGATTTGTATGGTTTTAGAAATGGAAGAAAGTATAGATTTCTCAGATTAGTATTTAATAATTATACAGCAATGAATAAAAGTAAATATATATTTAAAAATCCAGTTATTGTTCCAGGTATTAATAGTAAAGCAATGAAATATAAATTATATGAGAGTAATTTTGAACCATTTATGAGATTTTGTCATATTAAAGATATTTTGATGGCTGGATGGATTAAATTACCAAGAAATAAAATTGAAATATCACAAGATTCTGCATCTAGTCAAATTGAAGTTTCGATACATTGGAAAGACGTGGTATCGCTCAAAGACAAAAAAGATATTGCTAATTTTTTACAGGCAAGTTGGGATATTGAAACATATTCGTATGATAGAACGTTTCCAGACCCATCTAAAAAAGTAGGTAATGAATATCCTAATGTTATTTATCAAATAGCTACAACATATAAATATTATAAAGAATCAAATACATTGGTTAAACATTTATTGACATTAAAAAAATGTGAGTCTATTGTAGTTAAAGACGATGTACCTATTGTAGTTGAAGAATGCAAAACTGAAAAGGACTTGATTAAAAGATGGGCAGATTTAATTTGTGAGATGGACCCAGATATTATGTATACATATAACGGTGACACGTTCGATTGTAGATATCTTTACGAACGTGCAAAATTGTATGGATTAGATGGTTATGTATTATCGAAATTAAGTAGACTTTTAAATGTCCCTACAGTTCAAAAGAAAGAAACATTTAGTTCAAGTGCATATGGTGATTCAGATTTTGTCAGATTTTATATTCCAGGTCGGTTGAATTATGATTTGTTGATTCATTATAAACGTGGTATGAAGAAATATCCAAGTTACAAGTTAGATTATATTGCAAATGAAATTTTAAAAGAAGGAAAAAATGATGTAAGTGCTAAACAAATCTTTCAATATTATGATGATGGAACACCTGAAAAGATACGTATTATTGGAGAATATTGTATTAAAGATACAGAACTATTACAAAAGTTGGTTGATAAACAGCTTGTGTTAATTACGATTATCCAGTTGGCAAATGTTACTTTTGTACCTATTGGTTTTTTAACTACAAGAGGTCAGACGATTAAGGTATTTTCCCAATTATTACGTAAGGCACGTCAAATGGATTTCTTGGTACCACATACTAATTTTAATGAAGACAGTTATCCAATTATAGTGAAAACTAAAGTTGAACATGAACTTGACTTAGAGCACATTAATGAATATGTACAAATTAATTGTGGTAGAAATAAGAATTCGTATGGTAAATTAGTTACAATTAATGGTAAAATTTCAGAAATTGTAGATGAAACGACATTTATAGTACTGAGTAATACAGAATTACAGGAGCCAGAACTGTTTACATCGAAATTTACGTATAAACAGAATTCTTTTGTTAATGTATCACTTAGTAATGGCGATGACCTTGTAGATACAAGTTTTACAGGAGCAACAGTTTTAGATGCAACTCCAGGTATGTATAATGAGAATATTGCGGTATTGGATTTTGCAAGTTTGTATCCTACTATTATGATTAGTCGTAATTTATGTTATTCATCATTTGTTAGACATTCAGAATATATGCCAAAATCAGAAGAAGAAGGTATTTTTGAAGAAGAAGTTAATGGGTCAAAAATTAGATACGAGAGACTTAAATGGGATGATAAAATTGAATATACTTTGAAACATGCATGCGAAGGTATTGGTAAAAGTGGTAAAAATAAAGGTAATGTTTGTGGTAAACAAGCATATTTTGAAGTATCTAAAAGACAAGAATTAGAACATTTAAAAAGAGATATTGAAAATTTAGAAATAGAATGCGAATCATTAGAGGATATCAAGGAACAAAAGAAAATAAAAACTAAAATTAGAACTAAAGAAAAAGAGCTATCAATATTTAATAAAAGTATAGATTTATTTGATACTAGTTCATTGGATAAAATTGTATATTATTGTCGTGTACATGACCCAATTAAAACTAGCCGTGATGACTCTGAAAAATTTCAAAAGAAAGATGTCAGTTATAACTATGTAGTTGTTCAACCACATATAGAAGAAATAAATGGCGAAAAAGTTAAAATTAATCAAGGTGTTTTACCAGCATTATTAGAAGAACTTTATGCAGAACGTAAAAAAGTAAAACGTGAAATGGCAAAGGCTTACGAAAATGGTGATAAATTGCTGGAAGATATTCTTAACTCCACTCAATTAGCTATTAAGGTATCATTGAATTCAACTTATGGATTTTTAGGAAGAGGTCAGGGTAATCTAATTCTAAAAGAATTAGGTAGTATTGTTACAGCTGTTGGACGTAAATTAATTCAACAAAGTAAAGAATATGCTGAAGGACCGTTCTTAGATTACATTAAAGATAATAGTCTTCTTAAACAACAAGTTGAATATAAGAAATACGATTTTAGTAAAGGAGATAGAGATATTATTTTACAACAATTTTCTATAAAAAATAAAGTCGAAATAAAAGAAATCGAAGAAATTGATGAAAAACCCAAAAAAGTACGTAAAAAAGTCTTACAAATTAATTGAAATCCGTTCAAAATCTTATTTAAAAATAATTATATTTATTATAATAAAATTATTAAGATGAATATTTTAATTAAAAAGAAACCTAGCGAACTTGTTACACCAGAAACTATTAATTTTACGGAATTAGTTAAAAATAGCAAAACTACTATTAGTTTAAGTGATGAATATCAATCGAAAATGATTGATTTATTAAATACAGAATTTACTGAAAAAGAACAACAATGGTATATTGCAAATCTATATATTTATATGAATTACCACCCAACAAATGACTATCCAATTAACTTGGAAAATATCTTTAAAATGATTGGGTTTGCGAATAAGGGAAATGCGATGAAAACAATTAAGAGTAATTTTACATTAGATGAAGACTATAAAACTTCACTTCTCCCTAAGGAAAAATCAAGTTGGGGTGGTTCTGGCAGTGAACAAATTATGTTAAATGTAGATACATTCAAAAGCTTATGTATGTTAGCAAAAACAGATAAAGGTAAAGAAATTAGGAAATATTATGTGAAATTAGAGAATATTCATAATAAAATAATAAAGCAAGAAATAGAACAACAAAAACAATTATTACTAGAAAAAGATCAACAAATTAAAAAAGAACAAGAAAATACAGTAAAATTACTTGGAGAAAAAGATAAATATATAGCTCAATTAAAAGAACAAGAAACCGTACCAATACTTTATATCGGTCATAATCCTGTAATTAAAAACGTACATAAAATTGGAATTAATACTCAGACTAATAAGACAGATATATTATTAAGAGGCGAGCAACACAAGTCAAGTAATCCACAATTTGAATTTGTTTTTACCTACGAAACACCAAATGCTAGTTTAATTGAAAAATTAGTTATATTATTATTAAAACCATTTAAACTTTCCAAACCAGAATGGTTTACGGTTAGTTATGAAAGAATGAAACAAATTGTTGATTTTGCTATTATAGTATATGATAATTACCATATTGAAGAATCAGTTGATAATTTAATAGAATTTGTAAGCAGGTATCGTTCGAATAGACTCCTTAATACTAATAAAGCACGAAATCATATAAGTAAAGATATTTATGAACAATGGTTTACAGAAAATGCAATAATAATTCCTAATGCCAAAATTAGTACCGAACTAATATGCAACGATTTTTACGAGTGGTATAAGTTATTATTTCCTAATGAAAATGCTCATATAAAATTAGATACAGGTAATTGGAGTACGTCATTTCAAAAAGAAATTACAAACATAATAAGTGATATAACCAAATTAGAATATAAACAAGGTCTTTCATTTTCAGATAGAAAACGGGGTATCTATTTTCCAAAGTGTTCTGGATTTATTGGTTTTGAAGTTAAAAGTATGAATAAAAAATTAGAATTCTTTGATAAATCAGTATATGATAATTATATTAAAGAATTTATAACAATTACAAATAATCCAAAAAACAAAGTTTCACGAAAGGAAATCTTAGATGATTTTCTCGTTTGGGTTAAAAATAATAACTTTGTTACTAAAAATAAAATAATGTGTAGAAATACTATATCTAGTGTATTTAAAGATGTATTAATTGAAAATATAGAAAATATTACCGGTTTAAATATTCAAGATGTATGCAAGTTAACATATTTTGGTTGTTTTGTAGGTATGAGTCATTCAAAATTTCCATTTACTGGTAATGAATCTTCACCAAAAGAATTAGTAGCAAATTCTGAATTAATAAAATCACAAATTAATAATTGGGTTAAAAATCCATCAACTAAAATTTCAAAAATATTTAGAAAATGCATACAAGAAAATAATAAAATAACAATAATCAATGTCAAAACAATTATGAGTTCTAAATATAATATGGATTTAACATCAAATAAAAGAAAAACTAATTGGCATTTAGTATTTGAAAAGAGATTAGACTATTTTTTTATTAAATCTGAAGCAATTGACTATTATAAAGAGTTAATAAATTGAATTTAAAATTAAAAAATAAAGTAGTTATAATAAATATGACATTTAAAGAAGTAAATGGTAAGGAAATTCAAGATGATTTATTCTCTATTAGAGATAAACAATTAGAAGAAGAAACTCCTATAGAAATTTTTGATAAAGCTAAACCTAAAAAAGTAAGAAAACCTAGAACTCCTAAAAAGAAGGAATAATTTATTCTGCCTTGAAATATTTAATCAACCCTTTTGAATAATAACTAACTACTGGAACTGCAACTGTGCCACTAATCAACATTCCTGACATTAGTCCTAATGTTGTAAAAAGTTGTGTAAAATAAATTTCGCTCCAAGAATTATATTCGCAATAAGAATCCATATTATTTATATAATGTATGTAAAATTATTTTTAAATAGATTTTAAAATAGCGTAGTAAAAACAAAATGAAATTATATTTATTATTATATTAATAAAAATATATATAATTATACAACATGGATGAATTAGTATCATATCTTAAGACAAGCATTATGAATAAAGATACTCCAGTATCTCTGGAAATACGGATGCAATCACTTTTAAATGAACACAATAATAATAACTTTTCAGAATATAAACCACGTGTTATTTCTTTAAAGTCAAAGGACATTCTTGAATATTTGAATTTCCCATGTAATACTATTACAGAAAAAATCACTCGGTTTAAAACTTATAATGACATTCTATTAAGTGTATCTAAAACTTGTTATAATAGATTTAATCCATCTATGATTTATACATTCAATAATGAAATTCATATGGTATTTTATAATACGTCAGATTATCCAGACCTTTATAATGGAAATATGAATAAAACACTTACGACTATGTCTAGTTATGTTTCAAGATTATTTACAAAAGAATTTATAAAACACGATATTGACTTTGATTTTACCATTTATGCTAAATATGCAGAATTTGATAAAGAATATGAAACTCTTAATTATTTAGTTTGGAGACAACATGACTGTAAACGTAATAATATTATTACACTTTATAAATATTTGACTAAAGATGTTATTAATACGTCTTTAGATGATATTACACAGTGTCTATTTCATGATTTAAGTGATATAAATATTACATATAAAGACTTGGAATTTTTAATATATGGTAATATTTTAAAGAAAAAATTAGTTTACATCAAAAACAAACAGGAAACAGCGTTGTCATGTAGAAAAGAATTAAATGTTTCTCATGAATTATTACACATGAATTTTAAAGAAAATGTGATAAAATATATATTAAATACTTATCTATAAAAAAAGACAGGTCACCATTGGCATGGTATGGTACTTAAAACATAATAACTAAATTATAACATATTTATAATTTCGTTTAATTTTTGTAACATTTTTAAGATATAACATTATACTAAGATGGATAAAATAATAATAAATGGAGAAAGCTTCAATCCATATTTTATGTTAGATGTAGTTCCGGATGATAATGAAGATTTTATAACTAAATCTTTTAGAAAAAAGGCTAAAATGTGGCATCCGGATAAGATAAAAACAAAAGAACCAGAGAAAATTAAACAAGCTCATTTACATTTTAAAGTACTTGTAGAATCTTACGAATATATTATTAATAGAAAGCGTTCCGTTAATCACAGTAAAAAAAGAGAACATATTGAAGTTGTAAATATTACAAAATTAAAACCTAAAAATATTGATAATTCAAATGAATTAGATATGTTTAATGATGAATTTGATAATTTACATGTAAAATCACCAAATGACTTTGGTTATGAGACGGATCCTAGATTAAAAGATACCAAAGAATATGATAATTTTAAGTATAAGCCATATCAACTATTTGATACAAAACAATTTAATAGCAATGATTTTAATAAATTATTTGAGTATCAACAACAACAACACGGAAATAGTAATATGGAGGTTGGTATTTATCATAAATCAACAGATGGTTTTAATGGGTATAATAGTGGAGATGTAGGAAGTGCAGCAAGTGTAAGTAGTTATAATGGTTTAATGATAGTTGGTGATACATATGGTCAAAGTGGAGTTGGATATTATGATACTACTTATTCTGATTATAAAAAATCATTTGAAGTTGCTAAAAATCCAAATGAAAAAGTAGCATTACCGGATAATTTTGAAGCACAAACATCCAAAAAAGTTAAACCATTAAGCAAACAAGAATCTCAACGTCAAATTGAATTACAAATGCAACACAGAAATATGGATATGGATTCCAGTAATTACGGAAAACAAAACTTTAAAACCCAAGAACAAATATTGTTGGAAAAACAGGAATTAGAATTAAAATTAAAGATTGAAAATGATAAGAAAATGATTTTACAATTTCAAGATATGTACGGTGATCAGTCTTTAGTTCAAGCTGCACTAGATAATAGATTATTAACATCTACTGATTATGTTAATGAAGATAATATAAATAAAAGATTTAAAAGAACTGATGTTTAATTTTTCGATTTAAGTAATAATTGAAATTTTTTTATTCTATAAGGATAATATGAATTATATAAGAGATTTTCTTCATACCATGGATTGGGATGACGACATAAATAATTTATTCGAAAGATTTATTGAGGATGTAAATGAAGTACCATTTAATACAGAGTATGAACATACACCTGAATTTCGTCTCAATCAAAGTATAATTAATAATGCATATCTTTTACGTAGAACTATAGAGTTGTACCCAGATGAACAAAGAAATATTTTAAGAAATCAACGTATACGACGCTCATCTCGTGTACAACCACGTAATATGTCACGTACACAAAGTAATGCACCGCCTAATATTATATCTACTCCACATCCACCACGTGCACCTATACTTGCACGTTTTAGTGATAATGAGAGTGAAAGAAATAGTAATTATCCATATGTACAAAGATACGACAGATACGACAGATACGATAGTTCCGATAGTTCCGACAGATACGACAGATACGATAGTTCCGATACCATTCAATCATCGATTTGGAATTCATTAGATTTACAGTTAACAACTAATTTAACAGACTCAATATTTGAATCATTATTCACTAATTTCAATCAGTTTATGGATGATAATTTTAATGATTTAGAAGATGTCAAGGTTACATTATCTACAGATGAATTTAATGATTTGGATATAGTTAGTGATAAAACACTAATAGAAAATAAACAATGTAATATTTGTTTAGAAGATTTGCAAAAGGAAGATTTATCTAATAAATCATTAATTCAATTACAATGTAATCATATTTATCATAATTCGTGTATAAAAGAATGGTTGACAAAACAAAGTACAAAATGTCCTAGTTGTAGATTTTGTTGTAGAACAAAAACGAGTACAAATTCAGAATAAAATTTATTTATTATTAATAGTAATGTCTGGAAGATTCATTCTAAATAGCGAAGTTATGAATGATTTAATTTCATCCGATACATTAAAATTAATTGAAAAACATCAAAGAGGAGGTTTAGGTAAAAATTATTTCTTTACTCCTACAATAGGTCTTAAATTATATAATCCAAAAATTACATGGATTGATTCATTTAAAAAAAATATATCATTCTCTTTTAATAAATATGATAATTTAAACTTATATACCATGTTAAAATATATTAACAAATCGTTAGTAAATATATATAAGAAACAGGCGCATAACCCTATAGATAATGTATCACCTTTTTATTATGAGAAAGGCGACTATTTTTATATTAAATGTTTTTTACCTAATACAAGCGGAAAATACCATATTACAAGTTTATTTAACAATATAGAAGAGAAATTTATAATACCAAGAATTGGATGCTCATATAGTAACATTGTTTTAGATATTAAAAATATATGGGAAAAAGATAATGCAGGATTTAATTTGGAACTCAAAGAAACATATATCAGCATCTGAAAAAAAATGAATATATAATATATAATCAACTAACTATATGGGAATAGTCGACAATAATATGTATAATCATAAGTTTGAAGAACCAATTAGATTGCTGAAAAAGATAGCTGTTGAATCAATTGTTTATTATAAACATGCTGCTGCCTTAATGTCCGGTGATACAATTTATTCATCTGGATCAAATAAATTTATAAAAGAAATAAAAATAAATAATCAAATTTATTATAAAACAATGCATGCTGAAATCACCGTTTTCAAACGACTTCCCAAAAAAAAGGTTCGTGGCATGGATATTCTCGTTATACGAATCAATAAAAATCTCGCTTTATGCAACTCAAGACCATGTACTCAATGCATTGAAAAACTATGTAAACTAGGTATAAGAAAGGTTTATTATTCAAATGAAGACGGTCATATTGTTGGAGAATTTGTAGAACAAATGGAAAAAATCCATATTAGTTCTGGTACACGTCATCTGTTTTGTCATACAGATGTTTAATTTTAATCATTAACTATAATATTTATTATTATAGTTAAGATTTATATAAATATTAACCCTTTCTATACTTGGATTTCTTAGACTTACGTTTAGGAGCTGATGACTTCTTAGACTTTCTTGACTTACGTTTAGGAGCTGATGACTTCTTAGACTTTCTTGACTTACGTTTAGGAGCTGATGACTTCTTAGACTTTCTTGACTTACGTTTAGGAGCTGATGACTTCTTAGACTTTCTTGACTTACGTTTAGGAGCTGATGACTTCTTAGACTTTCTTGACTTACGTTTAGGAGCTGATGACTTCTTAGACTTGCTTGGTTTACGTTTTCGACCTTGACCAGTTTGTTTATCATCTAGCTCTGTTTTTAATAATTCCGACGTCTTTAGTTCTTCACTTGGAGGAAGTGCAATATCTGGTTCACTTGGAGCTTCTGGTTCACTTGGAGCTTCACTTGTTTCTGGTTCACTTGGAGCTTCACTTGTTTCTGGTTCACTTGGAGCTTCACTTGTTTCTGGTTCACTTGGAGCTTCACTTGTTTCTGGTTCACTTGGAGCTTCACTTGTTTCTGGTTCACTTGGAGCTTCACTTGTTTCTGGTTCACTTGGAGCTTCACTTGTTTCTGGTTCACTTGTTTCTGCTTCACTTGTTTCTGGTTCACTTGGAGCTTCACTTGTTTCTGGTTCACTTGGAGCTTCACTTGTTTCTGGTTCACTTGGAGCTTCACTTGTTTCTGGTTCACTTGGAGCTTCACTTGGAGGTTCACTTGGAGCTTCACTTGTTTCTGGTTCACTTGGCGAAAGTGCAATATCTATAGTTTCACTTGGTACTTCACTTGGCGGAAGTGCAATATCTACAGTTTTACTTGATGTTTCGCTTATTTCTGGTTCAGATTCTATTTCACTTTGAGCTTCAATAGGTGGAATTGCGATATCATCCGATTCTGAGTTTAAGACACTACTAGATACTTGTTCTAAATTTTCAGTAGCAGGTTCACTTTCAATTTCATATTTAGGTACTGTAAATTCTTCAGAGTTTACAGAGTCTGATTGCATTTCAGAATAGGGTTGAATTAAGGCATTAAGTTCATCTAATTTAGGCTGAGCTGTATTATCAACATTAATATTAGGAATTTCTGGGAATTTGAGAAAACCTAAGGTATCTAACAAACTTGGACAAGTATCATTTAACATTATTTAATATTAAGATTTAAAAAAAGTTTTTGTAAATAATAATTGATTTATAAAATTATAAATAAATGAATTACATTTCTGAATAATACGTAATATATATAATGACTGAAGATATTGAATTAGTTGTTGAAAATGTTAATGTTTCCATTAAGAAAAAGAAGGGGAGGCCGCGTAAAAATCCTATTGAAACTATTGAAGTTGTACCACAAGAGAAAAAGAAGCGTGGAAGAAAGAAGAAGGAAAAAGTAGAGGAAGAAGTGAAGCAAAAAAAGAAACGTGGAAGAAAGGCTGCATTAAAGTTTTTTAGTTCAACGATTAGAAAAAAGATTCCATTAACCACTGTTATTTATGATAATGATAAATCTATCTTGCATTTAGATATTAAAGATGACGAAGATTCACTTACAAAAACCATTACATATGATGTTTTAAAAAACGAATATAATAAAGAAGATACTATATTTGGTACTAAATTATCAAGTTTAGAAACTGGTAAATGTTCATTTGAAAGTGACGAAGAACAAGACGACGAAGATGAAGATGACCATTTAGAAACAGATATTCAAAAATCATTTACAAATGAGAAAAATGACGATGATATTCTTTGTGAATATATTGAAAACAATGAAAACGTAGACATAACTGAATTATATGAGAAACGATTACAAAATCGTTTAACCCAAGATGACCATTTGATTAAAAATTTTGAAAATTTACATAACGATGATAATCTATTATCCAAATTATTAAATAATGTCAATCAACAAGTTAAAGCTAATAAAAATATTGTTTCCCAAGTATCTAAGGATGATATTAAACAACAAGGTGTATATTCGGTGTTATCACAATTTATTGAAACAGATAATTGGATAGATAAAACTGATGTATGTTGCTGGTGGTGTTGTCACAAGTTTGATTCTATTCCTGTGGGTTTACCAGTTGATTATAATGCAAAACTTAGAAAGTTTCGTGTAAAAGGTGTATTTTGTAGTTTTGCATGTATGTTGGCAAATGGTGACATCAATATTAAAACAAAATCAATGGTTATTCATTTATATAAACAATTAACTGGTAGTTATACTATAGATTTTAAAGATGATTATATTAAAATGTTATACAATGACAATAAAATTAAAGAATTGTTTAAGGATAATTTGCAATACCAGGATGAGTATATTAAATCATTGGCATCTTTTGTAGACGAACCATTAACAAAAGCACCACATCGATGTGTATTAAAAATGTTTGGTGGTGAATTAAATATAGAACAATTTAGAAATGCTACAAAAGAAAGAAAAATATATAAGATGATTGAATACCCCATGTATATATCTAGAGATTATGTAGAAGAAGTAGATTTACAGAATCTTAAGAAAGTTAATAAGAATTTATTTGGTAAGCAACAATATATACCACAAACAAATACATTAGATGATAAGAAATTAGAACAAGTTAAAAATCGTATTAATTCATCTGTTGTAGTGACAAATAATAGTATTGATAGATTTATTACATTTTAGACTCACTAGCACTCTTAACATATCCAAAAAATTTGTTTTATTACACTTTATATTACATTATTATACAATTTAATATTACGTTTGCATTTGTATGTTTCTTCCATGTATTACCATCTTCACTGGTTTTAAAATCAGATGACCTAAACCATAAGCTTTTACAACCGCTACATTCTTTCAATAAAATCTTTCATTTAGATTTAAATTCAAATGTTTTGGTAAATTGGTGCGATTATAATAAGACATATCCAAATTAGTGTTTGGGGTTCCATCTGCATTATAATATGCATATAAGTTTTACTAAAAAAAAAATGAAAAAAATGCTATATTTGCAATAATTATAACATCTTAATTAATTCATCATGACTCAAATTAACTCAAACAAGCTTACTACTATTATTTCAATTAATAATATTGAAAATTTAATCAACACTGCAGACTCTTTTGATAAAATTAAGGAGATTGCAATTGAATCAGGTATTCAAGTGCGTGAATCGAATGAAGAACCTTTTAATAATCTGTATCTACTTGTAGCTCAACGTGATACTTCTGAATTGTCTCCATTGCAATTGGAATGTAACGGGCTTATTCTTGAAAAGGAAACAAATAAGGTTGTTTGTATGTCTCAGAATAAGTTTGTTAATATTAACAAGGAGTCTCAAGTCAATCAAATTGAGGATTTGAAATCAACGCATTCACGTTTTAGAATGGAATATTGTGAAGATGGTACTGTTATTCGTCTTTATAATTATAATGGCACATGGTACACTGCAACAACGAGATGCATTGATGCACGTAAAAGTTATTGGAGTTCAGAAAAAACCTTTAATGATATGTTTTGGGAGATTTTTAATACATCAAATTATGACGTAGAAAATCTAGATAAAACAAATACGTATATGTTTATTTTGATTCATAAGGAGAATCGTATTGTTGTTAATCATAAGTATAACAATCTAATTTATATTGGATGTATTAATAATGAAACAAAGCAAGAAGATTTTACAAATTACTTTTACAATGAAGACCCAAAACGTTGTATTCGTAGAACGAAGAATATTGATATATCTGTTATTCATTATCCACTTGATGATTATTATTTGCCAGATAAGAGAGGTGTTATTCTAAAGTTTCTGGATACATCTAATAATTCATGGAAGTTATACCAATATGATTTTAATCATTATACTCAAATTAAGGAAGTTCGTGGTAATGTTCCATTGATTAGAATGCGTTATCTTGAACTACTTGGTGATTCAGATAAACTTCAAATATTAGAGGCTAATTATCCTGAATATAAAATGACTTTTGCAATGATTAAGCATTGCATGACTAAATTATACAAGGAAGTTCATAACTTGTACTATCAGAGTCATATTAAACATAGTGTTACTGTTGAAGACACCCATAAATTATATAGAACATTGAAACAACTACATGGTCAATATAAGAAGCAAGGAACTATTATCACACTTGAAGAAGTGACTAAAAAGGTTAATTCACTTGATAAGAATATTATCAAGACATTGATTGGATGGATTAATTGAACAGTACGCATTCCTATAGATATAGAATGATATATAAAAAAATTGTCCAAATATAAAAACTTAAAATCAAAAAAAAAAAAAAATTAGGGCCTTCGGGTCCTTAACTTTATTTATATAATCGAATGGAATTACACTTAAACTATCGTTAGTAGGCTGGGTACTCGATAAGTCTACACCAAGTGAAGATGCAAACCCAATGTGACTCCTACCGCAGAGACTGTTTCTTACTATTGTTCTTGAGTTTAAGTCACCTTCTATATATTTGTATGTGTTTTATATTTTATATATATAGAAATTGTATTAATTGATATTTTATATATTTATCTAATAATTAAATTAAGGCAAATTAAAATATTTTTTATATTGTAATATTATAATATGGAAACAATAGCATTAGTTGGATTAATAACCGCTGTAGGTTATTATTTTCAAGATAAAACGCCTCGTGCACAAGAAAATGTTCGAAATTTAACTCAAAATGACCCTGAAATTACTAAAATGTCAGAACTTGAAAAACCAAATTCTTTAAATATTTATAATTCAGATAAAGTATCAGCGTCTAATAATGAAGTCTTACAGCGTTCTTTACAAAATTATAAAGATGCTGAGAAACCAGCATTTAGCGGTATACTACCTCCTATTTATAATTCCTACAGTTCTATAGGAAATGATACTATTTTAAATGTTAAATTTAAGGAGTCGTCATCTGAAAATTTGGCAAAGATAGATGATGACAATAGGCGTAATGATATGTTTAAGATTCAAACACGAAAACTGCAAGACCGACCAATGTTTAATCCATCTACACTTACTCAATCAGATGACCAGCAAGTATTTTCTAATTTTGGTAAAGGGTCACTAACTAATGAGAGTGTAAGTTTACTAACTGGTAAACCAATTCAACGTGACCATTCTAATATGGTTCCTTTCTTTGGAAGTAATATAAAACAAAATATTGAGACATTTACAAATGTTTCTACATTAGATAATTTTACAGGTAATACTTCTACATTTATTCATAAACAAGAAGTAGCACCACAATTTGAAGTAGTTAAACAAGATATTACAGGAACACCATTATTAACTGATAATATAGATAAATCAAGATTTATTGCTTCAGCATTTAGGCAAGGTGAAAAACCATTTTATGAAGAACGTATTTCTGCACCAATTGCAGGAACAACTACTAATCCTTTAAGTAAAAATTTTAATCCATCAATCGATCAATTACGTGTAGCTAACAAACAACAAGTTAGTTACGAGGGTAGAACTACAGCTGGTCAAATGGGTTCTGTTAGAGCAGCAACTACACCAGTAGTTAAAAACAGACCTGAAACACATTATACTTTAGGTTCGGAAAGATTATTTACAAGCACAGGTGCAGTCATTGCTAATCGTTCTAAAGATAATTATGAAAATTTAACTTTAACTTCTCGCCAAGATCAAAATATTGAATATTATGGTGGAAAGGTTGCCAAAGAATCATTAGCATCAGGTCCTAGATTAAAAAACGTTGATAATACAGATAAATTAGATTTTTCTTCGGTGTTCCAAGCGCCTAAACGTAATCAATTGCGTTCTGATACAGAAAGAAATATTGGTAGTCAAATTCCAAGTGTAAATGATTATGGTAAGAAAAGTTATAATTTACCTGAATTAGAGAGAGATACAACAAAAGAATATCAAGCATTAAATGTTAACCAAAGTAATTCAGGCCAACGTATAGCTTTACAAGACCAAGCCAAATCAACTATTAAAGAAACCTTACTTGAAAAACGTGATAATTCTGGTAATATTAGAAGATTTATTAATAAGAATGATAATACAGGAATGACTGATTATTCGTTAAAAACAACTAATAAGGAGAGTCTTATTAATACAAATTATAAGGGACAAGCTAATAAAAAAGATCAAGTTGGCTATAATGTAGCTAAATATAGAGCAAAAACGACAAATAAAGAAATGACATCTAATAATTCATATTCAGGTGGTGCTAATTCATCAAATAAGAATAATATGGTACGTTCTACATTTGAAAATCCTGAAAAAGTCAGAAACGCTGTGCATGTACAAAATTATCGTGGAACTGGTAAACGTCATACATCAAATGCTGAAAATAGAACACAATATCACAATGCAGAAATAACGGAAAAGAAGGAAACATTATTAAAAGGTGCTCGACCAAGTGGTCGTAAATCAACTCTGGGTTCTATTTCTGGTGGTACAGGTTCAGTTGGTGAAATTAAATCTACACCAAATATGTTATTAAAGGAAAAATCTAAAGATAGAGTTGAAAACATTAATTTCCTAAATGTTATTCCGTCAAAAGAAGTTATTGGTTCTCAACGGGCAATATATCATAAATATAGTGAAGTTGAAAACACCCGTATAGATGCTGGTTTAGCTAAAAATCAATTAAACCAAAATCCATTTTATAATTTAAATTAAATTGCTCACGAATAAAAACTGATTTAATTTTTATTCGGATTTAGAATTAATATTTTTTATTTTATACATTTAGTATACAGATGAGTAAAAATATACATTT